GGATTAACCTTTAATCCGAGTAACGATGATGCAGTAGCTAATTGCAAACAAGGTCATGCAAACCTAATTGACCAAATGAATGATTTGCGAAATTCAAGCCAAAGTTCAGAACAAAAGCGATTAGCATCTATTGCTATTACTGAATTGCAAGGAGCACAAATGTGGTGCGTTAAGGCACTCACTTGGAAAGATTAATAACCCTGCATGGTGCATTGCCCATCTTCGATTGGTGGGCAGGGTGCGAATTAAAAACAACTGACAATGGCTAACACGATAGAAGTAACGGATTGCGGTGATTGCTTTTTTGCTGAAACAATTTTAAGTGATAGAGGTATTTATCATAAATGTTTTGCCAAATTTAAGTTATCAAAACCTTACATAAGTATTGATTTGGAAAGGCTTAATCAAAACTGCCCACTCAAACAATCATCAATCACAATCACGCTAAAAACTAAAGAAAATGGAGAATAAATTGGAG